ATGGTGAGGTCTTGGAGTTTCATAGTTGTATGTACCATTGTTGAGTTCCCGGCACGACCTTATGCCTACCCTCAAAGGCTTCGCCTACGGCCTGAATAACTCCGGGCCATCCTCCAACATAGTCGTCCCCACAAATAAATCCGCCCTTCTTGACCTTCGGGAGCCAAGCCTTGATGTCTTGCAGAACAGGCTCGTATTCGTGCGATGCATCGATGTAAACGATGTCGAAAGCAGAATCCTTAAATTTCTTGCAAGCAGCCAACGACTCCATATTCAGCAAAGAAACCCTATCTCGTATCGGTTCAAGGTTCTTCAAAGCCTCTTCGTATAATGGGATTGAATTGTTCGCCTTGTGTTCAGGCGAGCCTTCAAAGTGGTCAATGGCTACCAACTTGTAATCAAGCCCCCTGCTGACAAAAACCTCGTCAAAGATGGCCGTGCCACGACCGAGGTAGACCCCGATTTCAGCCATGTGGTATTTTTCTTGGGGAGGCATTTCGTCAAGAATTAACTGAAGCAGTTGACCTTGATTTTCCATGTTTGACCAGCCAAAGATGTTGTCGTGTTTCATCGCTTAAAGAGGGTTTTAATGTTGGTGCTTCCGTGCTTGTAGTTGTTCGTTAGGTGGAACACCTTGCAATGGTCCGCAAGTTCGCCCTGCTCCGTGAACTCCAGCATCGGCTTTAGATTCAATGACCAAATCGGGAAGGACGCAAGGCTCTCCCTGAATAGACCGTTGTCGGGGATTTTGTCGAGTTCTTCGGGGCTTCGGGTCAGTACCTCCTTGAGCCTCTTGGTGCTGAACATCCAAAAAGCGTGGTAGTTGATGAAGAACGGCAGGCTCACATAGTCCTTACCGTTGTACTGACACCAAACAGAACTGGGCAGCACCTCGTTCACGTCGGGAGTGCATTCGCCTTCCTTATCGTCGTAGGTTTCAATGCGAGTGAAGGATGGGTACAAGCCATCGGCAAACATCGAATTGAACCGCTCCGTGAAGTTTACGAAGCCTTCCTTGGGCAGCATCATGTCGTCCTCGAAGTAGGCCACCCAGTCAAAGTACTTGTAGGTTTCCTTGATTCGTGTCCGATGAACCGCAGTCAGCATCCAAGGGTGTGAGAGTTGCGTGTGAGCATGAACCGTTACAGGTTGGTCCGCAAGTAGCCCCACGACTTCGGGGTCGTTGGTGTCCACGAAGATATCGGCCTGCACCGGGTAGGACTTGATAGCCTCGATTACCCGGATGAGGTTTGGCAGCCTTTCGGGGTTGTGGTGGTAGGCGATGTTGGCGAGCAGTTTCATATCAAAAAGTTACAACGAATCGTTCAGGTGAAGGCCAGCCGGGGTTGGAATCAAAGACCTTGGTGTCGGGTTTCTTGCCAATCCAATGCTCCGCTTGATAGCGTTGTTCCCGTACTGGTTCGCCCAGTTCTTTGATGTGGGAGGATTTGGCCCACCAAAAGTTGCCCCCGAAGTATGGGTAGCCTTCCGGGTTGTTTGCGTCTGCCATGTGAGGGAACTGCTCCTTGGTTATCCAATGGCAGCCGACCGCATCGACCTGCTCCAGCAGTTGCATGGACCGCTCCCAAGCGACGACATTGAAGAACAACATGGACCTCCCCCAAAGTTGGGTGGTCAAGGATGGATTCGCAGCCCCCTTGGTGTGAGCGTACAGGTACACGGCTTCCTCTTCCTGACTCGCCTTGTACATTTCGGTCAGGGTCGCCTGCTCCCAAGCATTCGTCCGGGTTACCACTATTTTAATCTTCGGGGCAACCATCGAGTTTTCCAGCACCTCCTTGACCGCCTTGCGTTGTTCGGGTGGACCGACGATGCCAACCCGGATTTCGTCCAAGATGTTGATGAGGCCGTAGTTGCAGACCGCCATCATGTGCTGATTGAGGATTAACTGCCAATTCCCTCCGCAATAGATGTGATAATAGTGAACGACTTTCATATGGTCCAAAGGAGGGTTAGAAGGGTGATGATGAAGAAAACGGCTGCAAGCGTCTTGCCGATTTCGATGATCAGGTCAAGGATGCGTTCGGGGTTCATGGGGCAAAGTTAAACCACAACATACTTCCCTGAATTACTGACCCGTAACTTGTTGAGTGCCACATACCGCATCGCATCGCAGGCGTGGTTGAACGAGTCAATCGGGACCCCCGTGTTCTTGCCTTCTTTGTCAGTCGCCCAAGTGTAGGACCGTAGTTCCTTGATGAGGTTGGTGGAGTCCTTGGTAACCTGCAATTTAAAGCGTTTCAGGATGTCTATCCCGTTCCTGACCGAGTCGGGGCCTTTCTCCGCTGGCTTGATGTTAAACCCCAACCGATAGATTTCCTCGATGGACTTCGGTTCTGCTGAATCGGCCACGATCTCCCAAGCCCTTGTGATGCCCAGCGACCGCAGTTTGTCTGCGATATCTTGATTCGTGAGGCCCGTGGAGTAGAGCAGTTCCTGAATCAGCAAGCAGTCCCCTTGGCGGTAGATGGCGACCAAGGCCGTAGGGTCGTTGCTAAAGCCCCAGTCAAGCCCAAGGGCGACGAATTTGGCTCGGCTGACATCGATACCCTCCACCACCTCGAAGTCCTCGTATATCGCCCCCTGAAGCGTCCCGACTTGACCGAGGCCGTACACCTTCCACCAATTCGCCCAATAGGCTGACGTTTCGGCTTTGGTGCGGTTGAGTTCGATGTCCCTCTTGATGGTATCAGGCAGAGCCTCGTTGTCGTTGTAGGTTAGGATTATCAGTTCTGCATCCTGTTCGGGCAGGACCTCCGTATGCGCCCAAAACTCGTGTGTCGGGTTGAAGTCGATGTAGATGGCCTCGCTGGTACGGATTGCCAACTGGTAGTAAGATTCAAAGTCGATGTTGTTCGCCTCGTTGATGTAGACGACCTGCCTCCTTGCCCCTCGGAGCCGTGCCTCGGAATCAGCAGAAAAAAACTCGATGATTGAACCGTTGGCAAAGTGATAGGTGAGCAGGGTCTTGTTCCATCGGTCTGCGACCCATCGGCCCGTCCATTGCATGACCTTCGCAAAGTCCTTGATTGCTCCCCTCCGTAGGTGAGGGATGGATTCAGAAACTACCGATATCTCGGTCTTGTTCTTTGCTGCGATGTCAATCAGGACCGCAAGGATGGCGAGGGTCTTGCCCGCACTTGTTCCGCCTTGGATGACCTTCTTCCGGGCCGTCATACGACGGATTCGGCTGATGGCGGTCGTGTACTTAAAGTCCATCCCCGAATAGGGGTTGCTCGATGTGAACCGTGTTCTCTTGGCGTTCCACAAGGTTGTTGATGCGTTGAGTGATGGACGGGTTGTACTGACCGACCATACCTCCCTCAATTTGGTCTTGACGGATGACTCGCTTTATGCGTGAACAGATGGCTATATAGTCGTCATATCGCTTGTCCCTGTTTGTGAAATAGGTCCCAAGGTCCTCAATGATACCTGCATCTGCACACCAGTTCTCAAAGCCTTCCAAGGTCAAGGGTCGCTCCAAAGGCTCATGCTGGGGGATAGCATCCTTGCCGGGGAATACCGTCTTGGTCCTTGGGTTTGCCTTGACCCCTGCCCGGTATGCCTCAAAGTACTCCCACATCTTTTCGGGGGTTTCGATGTACTTGCCGTTGCCCTTGCTGGTTCCCATTAGTATTCGATTTTGTCGATTAGGTCGCTTATCTTGTTTACGATTTTCATTTTCACTTCGTACTGGTTCGGGGCATTGGAGTCGTCCACCGCTCCGATGCAGTCGCAGAGGGTGGTGATGACCATCATGAGCGAGTCCATCCGAGCCTGCACTTGTGCCTCGTCATCCTTCGCCTTCGAGTTCGCCAAGTTCTCGGAGTTTATTTCTTGACCATGAGAGAGCCGACTTGCCACCCCACAGGAGGTAACTGATGTAACCGCAGTCGGAGGTGTCGTCTGCGTTGTCGTAGTAGGTTTCTGCCCGGGACAGGTAGGAGTGCATCCGCTTGATAGTTTCAAGGGAAATTGCCTCCCCGTTGGCTAACTGCTGCGCCCGGACCTTACCCGTCTGCGTCGCACACTTGTTGCCGTTCCGCTCGTTGAGTTCTATCCCTCGCTTGGCATTCGAGCGAATCTCTTGGCCGTAATCCGAATAAGACTCGAACTGCTGCCTCTTGTGATTCTCCCACGTTGAGCCACAAACCGCAAGCCGTTGAGCCGTATCGGGGAACTCCGCGTTGACGCTGTTGTTGGACATGCAGCGACCGATAAAGCCTTCTCTGCTTTCGTTATTGTTCGGGATTGGCAGGGGCATTGCTTAGTGGGATTGTAACGGTGTTTTGGTTGGACTCGGCAAACAAGTCCGCTTGAAGGTAAATGTATTGTAGAGCCGATTTTACGCAGTCAGCGCACCACCAATTCGTGGGCGGTCGGCCGTGAGCCGTGAGGATGGCTTGCAGTTCACCAACCGCATCGGGTGGCAGTCGCATGGTTAGCGATGCCAAATATTGGTCCCAGTACTTCCTGTGCTTTTGGGCCACGATGAACTGGTCGTTGGTCATTTGAAGGTCCATTCCCGAATGATTATTGCGGTGGCAGATGAGGCAAGACCGAGGATTGGGGCCAAGTACCATTGGCAGGTCGGCAGGGTCAGGGCAACCCCAAGCCAAAAACTAAAGCAGGTCATACACGAAAACGGTTTCCGCTTCGCAAAGGGCAAGGCGTAGAACCATTCCGGCAGGACCCGGAACTCCACGACTGCAAGGGTAGCGAGTGCGCTAATCAGGATTGGAAAAACCAGTATATCCATTTGCTTCGATTGCGGTTTTGATTTTGGCCTTGGCCTGTTCTATTGAATAAATGATGGACCTGTACGGGATGCCCGTTTCCCTACTCATGGCCTTCATATTCCCGGTCTGCATCAGCAGGTTCAGCAGTTCCTTGTCGTACGGGAAGGCCCCATCCTTGGCCCAAGAGTCCATCTCTTGCTGGGCAATGGCCCAAAGGTCGTCGAGCAGGGAGTCGTAGTCTTTGCTTAGTTCTTGGGTTTCGGGGTCCACTTCGACCCTCTCGTCGTGGTGACGGTACTTCTTGGCAAATTGGTTGTTGTTGCCCCGGTACAGGTTCATGATGAGCCGAACGATGTAGAATCGCAGGTATCCCTGCACCTGCATCTTGGTAATCTTGTCGGGGTCTTTCTCAAGCAGAATCAGGACGACCTCTTGCTCAAGGTCCTTCCAAAGCGGATTGCCTCCCGTAATGGTGAGGCAAGCCTTACGGATTTCTCCGCTTCGATAAAGGTCAAGGACGATGCTCTCTGCGTTCACTCACGCAAAGATGGCGGGGGTTCTTCCTAATGTTGCAAAAAATCCCGCGTCCTGTTCAAAACCTGTGTACGCAGAAACTTGATGTCGGGCCTTGCTCTCATGTTTATAGCAAGGATTTCGAGGTTGTGCATGACCGTTGCGTGATTCCTCTTGATGATTCGCCCGATTTGGCAGTAAGTGTACAGGTACTCCGAATAGGCGATGTCTGCGAAGATGGACCGGGCCAAGACGAGTTCTTGGGTCTTGACTTCGCTCAAGATGTCATCGGGGCTGACTCCGACAACCTCTGCCGTGTAGCCGAGTATGGTTCGTGAGATTAGGTCCATGGTTAAAGCATTGATTCGATTAAGTTTATTCTCTCTCCTATCCACCGCATCACCGGGACGGCCATTGAGTTACCGCAAGCCTTGTATCGTGGCCCATCGGGGCATTGGTCGGCATCCTTGTTGCGGTAAGGAACCTTGGTCCAATCATCCGGGAATCCCTGCAAGCGTTCGCATTCCTTGGGGGTCAGCCTTCGGATAGCCATAGGTGGCTGATGAACGCCCGTAGTGTAATTCAGCGAATAACCACCGCTCTCTTTGCTTTGCAGCGTACCGGCTATTTGTTCTTTGTTGTAACGATTGTTTCTAAAATCAATTGAGTGCATAACCGCAGGGGTCTGGCATCGTTGCAACTGCGTTTTCTCTTGAAGATTCATTCCCCTCATATCTCCACCGCATTGCCAGTCAAACGCCATCGGTTGCAACACGGCTCCAATATGGTCCGTATCGTATTGTGAGCGAATGGTTTGCATTGTGTGGTCGTTCGTGGTGTAATTGTAGGTGTCCACGGCTATCGGTTGAAGAATAGCCTTTCCCTCATTTACCCATTGATTACATCCCCACTTATCGTTATCTTTGGCGCAAAGGGTTGCCATTAATTCCGGATTTGCTCCAGTTGATTTGCCACGATTTCTAACGCTTCTTTGAGCATCGGAGGCAAATTCTTCCCTCTTTTTTCTGCTCGGTTTAGTATTCCCTTGCAGGCTTTCTCGCTCAAATAGAACCGCTGCGGCAACTCTCCAATCTCCAAGGTATCCGACAACAAACACTCTTCTGCGTCTTTGTGCCACTCCGAAGTATTGAGCGTCAAAAACTCTGTATGCGAACCCATACCCGAGTTCGCCCAACGCCCCGAGGAAGGTACCAAAATCTTTTCCTCCGTTGGACGACAATACCCCGGGGACATTTTCCCACACGACCCACTTGGGACGGAATTTATCAGCGATTGAAAGAAAAGTAAGCATGAGGTTTCCTCGTGGGTCAGCAAGACCTTTGCGAAGTCCTGCGACGGAGAAGGATTGGCATGGGGTTCCGCCCACGAGAAGGTCAATTGATCGTTCATTGAATGTTGGGTTTTGGGTTAGTTGAGTCATATCCCCAAGGTTGGGAACATCGGGAAAGCGGTGTTTCAATACCTCGGAAGGGAATTGCTCAATCTCAGAGAACCATTGCGGTTCCCATCCAAGGTCGTGCCAAGCGACTGAGGCTGCCTCAATGCCTGAACAAACTGAACCGTACTTCATTAGAAAGGGTTTGGGGGTAGAGGCATCCAGTAGAGAACTGAGGATAATTTATTTAAGGACTCCCAACAAAAAGATGCATCATCAAGCTCAGATAAACATCCTACGGTTTGATAGCCATGTTTTGTAAACACTAGAACATCTTCACCAAAAGCGGGTTTCTTTTTTTTCAATTTAATCCATTTTCTGCTACGCTCTTCTACAAGCCTAATGATTTCTTCTTGCTCCTTTTCAGTGAGCATCACATTACCATTCGAATCTCGCATCTGCTCGAAGCATGAGCGCAAGCCCCATTCGGTTTTGATTGTTTTGTTTTTCATCGGTTTTGGATTAAAACGGGTTTGGTGGTAGGGGCATCCAATGGCTGACTTCGATTAGGAACCAAGTTTGGTGTTCGTAGTACCAACGGCCATCTCCAAGCCATGCGAGCGCTTGATTCATGTCGGTCGTGAATATCAGGACTGGCTCGTAAGGTGTCGGCATCCTGTCCAAGCATTTAATCCATTCCATGGTCAGGCGTTTTTGGCTTGGAGGATACGACCGAGCAGGGTCCAGTTGACGGACCAAGCCTTGATGGTTTCGCTTTTGTCGGGACGGTTGCAGTTGACGCACTCCTTGCGGATATGCAGTTGCCAGCGTCGGAAATCGGTTGGTGTGGTTTTCATGGGTTTGGGGTTTGGTTGGTAAGGTTATAGGCTGACGATTGGGGTTGGTTTGTCAAGGTGTAGGCTGACGGTTATGTCCGATTGCGTTTAGCACAAATCTACACATCTATTCCACACTTGCAACGACCCTTTGAAATTCCTCCACGCTTCGGATGACCTCGTAGCGATATCCTGCATCTTGGACCACCCCCTGCCACCACTTCTGCGAGAGGGACTGCTTGCCCTTATTGGCTTTGAACTCAAGGAAGATGGCTCCTTTGTCCGAGAGGTAGGTCATATCAGCAACCCCAGCGGTCAGGCCGATGCCTTTGAGAAAATGACCGTTCGTTCGGCTACGTGGGTTGTTGAGGTTGAGAAACAACCGCCCTTCTTCGTGGGGCCTTAGGAGTTTGAACAACTTGACGCAGGCGGCTTGGAGGGTGTATTCCGGGGTCATAAAGGATACTCGTTGGCTTTGGTGTAGGGCAGTTGACATTGGACTTGGGCGATTCCAAGGCTCCCGTTCCTGTTCTTTCGGAATATGACCTCCATCAGGTCCTGCTCTGCGCTCTTGTCGTGTTCGTAGGGGCGGTACACGAAGGCGATTTTGTCGGCATCGAACTCCAGTTGCCCGGTTTCCCTGAGGTCCGACATGATGGGGCGATGGTCTGCCCTGCCCTCGGTAGCCCGTGATAGCGAAGAAACCACGACTCCAAAGACCTTTTGCCTCTTGCAGATTGCTTTGAGTTGCTTAGATATGTTGGTCATTTGCTCAATCTTGGGCTTGGGTTTATCAATCTTGGCAGGTTCTACGAGTTGCAGGTAGTCAAGGTAGAAACCGACGATTCCGAACTTGGCCTTGAGTTTAGCGATTTCGCCCTCGATGCGGTCGAGGTTTGCTTGATGCAGGTCCACAATGTAGAGAGGCTTCCCTTTGAGTTGATCAGCCTTTTGTGCCAAGGTCAGGTACTGCTCCGTGCTGATTCGCTCGTCGGGTTTCAGGAATGCTGACCCGTCCATCGTTCCGAGGTTCGAGAGCATCCGCTGGGTCAGTTGGTCTGCTGACATCTCCATCGTGAAAAACACGACGGGGATTTCGGCCATGGCTTGGTTCATCGCTATCTGCAAAGCAAGGAGCGTCTTGCCCATTGCCGGACGACCACCCACGAGGATAAACTCGGAAGGCTTGAACCCGGTGCAGATGTTGTCAAGGGTCCGAATAAAGGTCGGGTAGATTTGGTCCTTGCGTCTACCTTCTCGCACCTCGTTCATGTTGGCGAGGAAGTCCTTGGCGAGTTCGTGAGCAGATGTTTCGGAGGCGTTGGACTCAACGGCTTGGATGGATTGATAGCGTTGGAACGCTTTGGGGATGTCCCGGTCATGGGCGAGTTCTTCCATAATCCTCGCCTCTTCCCTCTCCTTCCAAAAGTCGTGCAGGTCAGATGCGTAGGTCTTCCAATTGCTTACCATCCCTGCTTCGGGGTCCATGCCTTCGATTAGGACGTGTCCTTGCCCTTGGTCTGCGAGGTACTTGTAGATGGTAACGACATCCACCTCTCGCTCTGCTTTGTGAAGGGACTCGATAGCCCGGTACAGGAGGACGTTGTTGCCTGTGAATAGGCGTTCAGGAATTTGGGTCAGGAGGACGGTTCGGTTCATGAACTTGTCCATGAGGCAGCCAAGCAGTTTGCGCTCAGCGGAAGATTGGTAGTTGTTCATCATCGGAGGTTAGGTTTGAGTAGGCGAAGTTAGGTGTTCGTTGGATGGCTTGGTCCTCCCATCTTTTGCCATTGAGGTAGGTGGAAGG